TGTTGCCGCGTATGTAAACAAAGCATACACGTTAACTTCTTTGCCAGCTGGAAGAATAATATTTCTAGCATCGTCGACTTTAAGTACAGTTTCTGCCCAAGCTAAACTAGCAGGTTCCCAATCTCCATTATTAAACACATACACTTTAAACAGATTTTGGTTTTTAGCATCTTCTTTAGTGTATGTTTTACCAAGCATAGGATCGGAAATATCGAATCCTCGATCTTGATTAACAACGACATTTTTCAATTCAGGCATAGCAGAATCAAGATTATATTCGTAAATCTTTTTTTCTGTTCGTTTTCTGCCTTCAGAATCTTCCCAAACAGTTTTCTCAACATAACCTGATAGATTGTTTCCGTCATAAGCAAATTGTCCATCTAAGATATTCTCTTTAACGTAGACATATGTTGGTTTTAGATTATATTTAAGAATGTCTCTAGTTCCTGAAACATTAAGGATACTTTTGATGTATTTATCAAATTTATAAACCTTTCTAAAATCAGGATTAGATATGGTTTCTGGAGCAGAAGTAACTGTTTTGATTATTGAATTATCATCAAACTTATCATCAGCACTAACTAATTCGACTCTTGAACTGTTTGTGGTCATTCCATAATCAACCGTTGTTTTAAAAACCTTAATTCTACCTTCAGAATCTGTTTGTGTAGTAGTTTCTATCTGTCGTAGATTACGTCTAGAATCATAAGCGAGAGTTTCATTTTCGATAGCTCCAGTATAACTATTACATGCATTTAGTTTGTATTCTATCGGAGTAAGAGCTACTTTTTTAAGAGAATAATGTGAAAATAGAGGATGTCGGTTTACTATTCTTGCATTATAATCCGCAATGACATCTTCTAGTTTTCTATCTATAGTAGCCGTGTTTTTGATTTGATGAGTTTCAGAATAACTTCCTTTACCTATATCAATAACAAGGTTCTTTACGTTCAATACGTCGATAGGAATCTTATCAATCGTACGCAGTTTCATCACTCCCTCAATAAGAGTAGAATCTACAGGAATCTTATCAGGATCAGTTAATCCATTCATTGCTCCGAAAACAACACACCATGCCGCATAAATACTGAGAGCATTTGTTTCTATACCTTCAAATGTCCATTTATCTGAAGAAATGAGATTTCCTTTAGCATCACAATACTGATATAATAATCCTAATTTATTACTAAGATCAATCATCTTAACGTTAAGATCAATGATCTTAGAAACGGAAATGTATTTAGTCATTATTGTAGAGAAATTGGCTTTTAGAAGCTCTCGCTTAATCTCTTCTTTTACTGCTAATTTCTGTGCATCATTCGTCATTTTATGAGTTGCGCCCCAAGTATCATCACTCATAACAACCGTATCATAATTGTATTCTTGATCTAGATTGTCGGTTGATGATACACCATGTTTGATAGTTTTCTCTTCAAAAACGATATCTACACTTTTATTGTACAACTTGCCTTTATCAACGTTTGTATTTCCTTGTGTATCAACATTATATTTCTTCTTTAGATAATAACGTTTTACATTAATGCTTGTATCAGCTACGATATCATATATGATATCAATAACTCTATCGGTTCCAGTATATGCTTTGAGATCAGGAAGCCTATCTACAATACGTCTTAGCAATGCTATATCCAAAGTCTTCAATTCACTTAGATCGTTGGACTCAATAATATCATAGATTTCAGAATCTGTATAATCACGAACTGCAAATCGTTCAAGCATTTTAGAACAATACAAGTTGAATGCAAATGACAAGATACTTATCAACTGTACATTTACGTAAGCCTTGTATGTGGTTTCAAAAGCTTCAACGTAATCATTAAGCATGATCTCGTTTCTAGCTTTAGTATAACATTCGAACCAATATTGTAATTCAGAACCAGACAAAATACTTGTGTCGTAATAACAAATTTCAAGTTGTTCCTTTGTACGTATTTCATACGGTGACATAGGTTTTTCAAGAAATTGTAAATACATATAATTGTGATCTTTGTAAATCTTTTCAACTTCGCGTTCATAAAACAAACGAGCATAAGTTAAAGGATATTTAGCAAGGGTAACCTCGTGAAGCCACAGTGTATCTGGATCTGATGGTTTTACTTTATCTGTGTTTATTACTCCAATATATTGATCTTTGTCATAAGGCAATCCACAGAACTGTCTATAATAAGGATTGTTTTCGATATATTCAGAGACTCTAACTTTTCGCAAGCTATTTAAATATGCTTTACAAATAGTATTGCCTGCCATCACAGCAGATTGAAATGATCTAGGATCGTTTACATACTTTGTAGCAGCGCTCTCTGAAAAACCAAAATCGATCATCGATTGTTTATTTAATTGATATGAAAGAGACGAGTCGTGTAACAAATAAGCAGCTTCGTATCTTTCATAAGCGTTAAGTGTATCTGTTGTTTCAGCTTCGTCCGCTTCAACTTGATTTTTGAAAATTAAACTTCGCATGAAGTTAATAATCTTATCAAATTGATCGCGGTTCTTAGCTACAAGAACTGACTCAACTGTCATTTGTCGCCTCTTTAGCAAAATTAGTGTTAAACACGTCTCGCCATTCAGTAATGGACTCGTTAAATACAGTAGGCTTAATTGGCTTACCAGAACGACGATTATATTCCTCGAAATAATTTTTCAATTTCATATAATGCGTTATAGTCAAATCGTCTTTGTATTTTTGGACATATTTACCCAAGTCTCCGAATGCAGCATTTATATCTATAAAGAACTCGCTATTGGTTCCATCTCCTTTTCCTGTCTTCTTAGCCAATAATGAAGCATGGTATGCTTTATGAGCAGCTTCACACAATGGAACTATAAGAATCATATTTTCAAAATGGTCTTTTAGTACATTGTGAGCAACATTAGAAGAATTAATGCGATCACCTTGATTAAACAAATGAGCAATCTGTATTTCAACATGATCGTACAATGTGAAAATAAAATGGTGCATCTCTATAGTTGCTGTGTCAGAATCTATACCAGAAAACAACGCACATCTATGAAGACCTACGTCGTTTTTAAGGTAAGCTATATACCTATTATATTCTTGAGAATGCCTTATGGTTGCCTCTGTTGCTTTGACAAACTTGACAAAATCAACAGGATTCATAAAGTATTTATCTTTTTTATTGAAAGGTAGATGCATGAATTTTTCTTTTCCGGTTACACCAACTACAATGTTCCCATTATCCTTGGTTTCAGAATTGATATTCATCATCTTTTGTTTATTGTCTTCAGACATTTTAGTCTTCTCCAATATCAAATGCGTTACAACACTTCTTCATCTCTACTGCTTTTGCTCTACGATTATCGTTTCCAAATACATTAAAAACGGTTTTAGAAGAACCTTTAGAAAAAGAAGTCATAAATGTTGTTTGCCCAGACATTGCTTTAGCAAAATATTTATCATAAACAGATCTGCTGTATGCCAAAGACAATATTTCGTCTACTGTAACATTAGCAACTCGGCAGTCTATTTTATCTTTATCTGCATCTTGCTCGAAATTAAATGCGTATAAAATAAATGCAAAAGGAATTTCTTGATCAGACGGATTGTATGATCTCTTCCACTTTCCATTAACAAGAATCCACACGTCTCCAGCTTTAACTTCGACAAAAATAGGATTTCCACCAAGTCCATTACTAGATGTAAACTCTGTAAGTTTCTTGGTTTTATCGTTATTCAAAAATATTGTAATCTTACTGCTATTGGCAATATATGTAAGATTTTCTCCCTTATATACACCAGTGACACCTGTTACTTCGCCAAAGAGATCACTTCCATACTCCCAACCTTTAGGAGTCTTAATGCTGTTAATTCCAGCATAATGTTTATTGGTTTGGTCTGATACTTCTTTTCCAGGATTAGCAGTTTGATCTGTTAATTGTTCTGTTGTCGGCGTGTGTGTATATGGACCTGAAACTGGTAAATTGCATGAAGTTTTTGTATCTCCGACATACATTTTTCCACCCTCAATCCAAACAAAAGTGCATTTGTTGCTTGATGGTATTCCATTAGGAACTGAAATCAAAGTAGTTGCACTTTCACCAGAACCTGATGAGCTACTTCCAGAAGAACCAGAACTAGCATTTGGATTTGGTACTGATACTGTCACTGTTTTGTGCTTAACTGTTTCATACAAGACCAAGCAACAACTATTCTATCATTTCCTGCATCAAAAGCATTATATGTTGTACTTTGTTCATTATACACTTTGGAATACGAATCGTCTGATTTGAATCTCCATATCGAGTTTTTGCAGAGGAGATAATCTACTTTTCCTAAAGATATCATATCTAAAGGTTCTACAATCTGATCTGTTGCAAGTGTATAATGTGTGAATTTTTCTTTATCAAATTCCTTAGACCAGTAAATTTGCTTAGTTTCTTGATTATAAATATAATATTTATTCTTTGTTCTAAAAACCTTTGTAGATTTAGCAGGCGTAGTGAAGGTTTCAGATTTAAATAACGGAATGTCTTTAAAAATAGACCCTGAAATAACTGCGTTTTTGAGGTTATTGTATTGATCTTTCAACTTATACCAGTGGACATCATCCCCAGCTTTAAACTTAGGAAGTTGGATAGAAATGCCACTGTTTTTAACCCATTCATACTCGTCAGGAGAACAAAAGAATCTATTAAGTAATACTACTGAAGTAGGATAACTATTAGAACCTTCTTTGCTTATGAACGTTGTCATCATATCTGAACAGCCAGTTACATGTGATTGGTCAGCGGTTTTTTGCATATCCATACCAAAAATCTCCTTCTTATTAAAATGTCAAAAATATCTTTTTTAAGCCAACAAAGAGAGGAGCCAGATGCTCCTCTCACGTCGTTACATATTCTTCAATGCAGCCGAGGCATCGATTGCGTCTGCCACGTCTTTAACACCTTTACTGAAGTCCAAGAAGAACATTTTCTTCATTCGGTTTGCTTCAAATTCTGCTGCAACCTTACTACTTTCTGGAAGATGGTCTTCCATAATTGGGGAAATGAAAGTCCATTCGTAAACAGTATCCGGATATCCTTCTGGAAGTTTCTGGCCAGGGAACACTGTCGGATAAGTGATAATGAAACCTGTCATTACAATCATTTTATCAGTGCGAAGAATGTCTCCAATATCCTGACTGTTTGGATTCAAGTAAGAATTCACTTTAATTTCACCTTCATCGTAAATAAAAACGAACAACCAAACATCCTTAATCGGAGGAAGAGAGTCTTTCATTCCTTCACCGTTATCACGAAGACGGGCAATGTTTTGTATATTCTGTTCGATAGCCATCTTCATAGTATCGCCACCGGTTTTCAAATACGCATACGTGTCAAGAATACTAGCTTTACGAAGAAGAACGTCGTTTGTTTCGCCTTCATTTTTTCCAGCCATCTTAACTGTGCGATTTGGAAAGATTCCACCAATATCGTCACCAAACATAAGCTCATGAATCATATCGATTCTGAAATCGTCAGATCTGCTTGCAAGAAGCTTTTCTGTGTATTCACTTACAGGAATTCCATCATTATACATTCGTAGTTATCTCCTTTAAATATTTATATGTATTATAACTAACAAAGTCTTCATCGACCATGTTATCCCAAAAAAAAAAAGAAACCTCCCCTAAGATAACCTAGAGGAGTGATTCTTTTTACATTAGTTTTTCTTCTTCGCCTTCATACACATCTTCAATCTCGCGACCAATACTGTACAAAGCAGCATGAAGCATAAGTGCTGGAACATTATTACAAATCTCCTCATTCTTAATCGGAAGATCATGTAATTCAAACGGATCTTCTGTAAGCAGCATCGTTCCTAATTTTTCACAAAGTTCAGGGTTTACACTATGGGTAGCCATGAATCTGTTTTCAATTTCAGGATCAACACGACAGAAATTAACGTCATTATCCATTTCGCACAAACGAATAGCGTTCTTTGCATAAGGACTCATAAGTTTACTCTGCTTACCAGTCTTATTAGGAACACCGACTTGGTTTGTACTTCCTACACTTCTTGCTGAGAATTTTTCATCAGGCATCTGTTTTAGCAGCATGTAGTACTTGCGTCCGATAATAACCGGATTAAAACTCTTATACTGTCTTACAAGATTTCCTTCTGAGTTTATCCACGCTTTTACACATGTTCCTGGCACGGCTTTCTTCTGATTAAACTGTTGATTGGATCTGTATTTATACAAGTCTATGGTATCAAATCCTCCTAATCCATCAGGAGCTACAGCCATATTATTGCTTGAATATTTCTCTTTCTTTGCTACATCAAACGGCGTAACTCCTTTATTTCTCTGTTCAATATCAAGCTGGCGTTTATTCAACCCGATCTCGGTCTGAGGAGTTACAAAACCCGCAGCTTCTTTAGCCTTAACAATATTCTGCAACGGAAGAGCAGTCATATTATCGTTGAATTCACGACAAATCAATACTGAAGTTGGCGCAACCTTATACTTTACATACAAGTTCTCCAGTTTGTCTGGAGTAATCTGTCCATCAAACGGTTCCTTAGCAAGCAAGATTCCGTGGTCGTCTATATCTTTAAAGAACTGGATTTTCTCTGCCGGATTCTTTCCTTTCAAGAATTTAATCAATTCTTTACCTTCATTCGTATTACTGTCCATAACAAACTCAACCAACAATGCTTCTTTAGCTTGTATTGTAGGAAGAGCAGTGATACGTTTAGCAATAGTATCAGCAATGAAGTTATATTCCTGTTCATACAACTGACCAGGATTTGCACGAGCAATAACACCTGGAGGTGACAAGATAAGATCTGCCACATTTCCAAGCTCATCTCTTGGCATATATTCATCAGGACAAACATACGTGATAACACCTTTACTACCGAATCTGTCTGTAATCTTGTAACCGTCAGTAGCATACTTCTTTTCGTATGTCATAACTTCAAGATAAGCAAATTCAATATTATTGTTGTTATTCATCCAAATAACATTCTTGTCAAGATAATTGCGAGCATGTTCAAATATCCACCTAAGTTTTCTAGTATACTGAACTTTTGATTTGTTGCTAGCATTTACTATAGGATCAAGCACGTTATAAATCTTGGTATAATAATCTACACACGCATGATAATATTTCAACAACTGGGTTTTGTTACCAGAGTTTTCAAATTCTTCTGTATCATTTACCCAAATATCAACATCACCAACGAAACCGTCTCCTTTACATACCTCATCGTTAGACAAAATATGTTTAAGAGAATCGTCTGTGCATTCAGCAGCTATATTCGCATAGTTAATACTTCGCTTAGCATACAGAATACCGTCTTTTACTTCTTCACCAATATCAGGAAAACACTTATAATTATTAGTGTCTCCGTAAAGATTGAGAAGTACCTGGTTACGGTTGATGAGAATAGGAGTCTTCTTCATATCATAGAATGCGAATTTCTCACGATAACCTGCACGGATAACGATACCGTCTTCTTCGTTTTCTGGTAATGAAATATAAGCACATTTTGGGTTTACACCATAACGATAGTTGCCATATTCGTCATGAGACATAGAACGGAACACTGTTGATCCTTTCTGAATAATATCTCCAACTTTATATCTATCACCATCAGTATATGGTCTAAGATAACCACGGTCTTCTGAAAGACACTGATAGTGTTTAACTTCGATTACGTCAAATACCTTAGTAAGCATGTTCTGAACTACATAAACGTAATTGAAACGTGCAATATTTGTAAACTTAGGTATTACTGAAATAACACGAAAATCAGCTGGAGCTACATAGTAACTGTCTGTGTATTTGCCATACGGTTTCTCGAAAGAAGTAGCCATATTAGGCGACTCTGGATCAAGAAGACCCACGTGATGTGATGTCTGAAGCGACTGCATCTGGAGTCTATTCGCTGATACGAACTCCGGTAATGTCAAGTTACCTTCCAGCATTATTTTATATGCTTCTTCATTTGGAAATGAAGTATTAGCATAGTCCAAATCCTGTTCTGTTGTCATTTTATTCTCCCTTAGTTTCTTTATATTTATATTTGGCAACGGTACGCACATCAAGATCCAATTGGACAGCAATATCTTTATCTGCTAACCCTAAAGCATGAAGCTCCCTTATCTTCTGTACTTTATCGGACGGCAGATTTTTATTGTCTGTAATTATTCCGTTGTCACATAAAATCCTTCCAACTACTCGATAATTAACGCCCGTAATTGCCTCAATTTTACGATGACTTACATTTTGTTTACCAACTGAAGCTTTTGAATTCAAAAACATCAAGAATTCTCCTTAAATTATATTTCCTTACTTATCACCAACCTTCAAGGTTAGACAAAAACACTTGCAATACCAATGACCCTATTGCTACCAATAGCCATCCACTGCTACGTCCAAATATCCCTAAACACATAGCAACAATTCCTAGTATAAACACGAATGATTTTATAATCCCTTTTATTATATAAGGATTCAGTGTTATCCTAACTTTCTTTCTCAAGCTTTTCCTCCCTATTAGTGAATAAATATATCACTGAAAAGATTTTTGAGAATTTAGACAATATGTCATATTATTGTATTCGGCAGAATAAAAAAGAACAGGAAGTTGTATGAACAAAACTTGTAAAATGGCAGCATGTTACTCTTTTCTTTGTATGATGTGGTGTGCTGGTAGTTGTAATGGTGGATATGTTGCATGTTCATTTTGTGCTGGAGCCGTTAAATGTGCTTGTAATAATGGGTGCGAGAGCGCATGTCTGAACGGATGCGGCAAAGGATGCTCTTCTTGTTGTTTTGGTATAGAAGCTGGTGGGTGTAGTGGGAAGAAAAAATAACCCTACTCATCCTTTCGGACTTTCGGGTTTATTATCAGGAATTAATCCTGATCCATTTCATAAACTTTATCCAAAAGCTCATCGACTAGCTTGTAGATTTTGTCTGCAACTTCTTGATTTTCAACAGAAGTAACGGCATGGTATTTATCATACCACGAGAATAATATCTCTGACATTGCAAGCTTGTGTAAATTTAAGTCTTCATCTAATGTCGTGTCGGGGAAGAAATGAGCTATGAGTTTTTCGCGTGACTTGCCTTGCCATTTGCACGCAAGAATGCATGCGATATCACTATCGCTATCAGGTGTCCAATTGTTGAAGCGATCAAGAACATCGTTCTTGACTGAAAGTGGAAGAGACTCAACAGGTTCTTTTGTTTTAAGCATAACAATATTTAGTAGATATCTATAACTAAAACTTATATCGAGGTTGACATTTATACAAATGTCTCCAGTCGGGTTTATGTTATAAATTTCCCTACTTTCTCCATTATTATAATATACACAAAATAAACAGTTTAAATGAAAAAAGAAAACCAGGAGCATTAAGCTCCTGGTCTTTTAATTAGTGTCTACGAATGCTATTAGCCGCGAGTCTTTCTGCTTCTTTCTTGGCAGCACATTCACGAACCATCCTTGGATACTTTACTTTATTAAGATAAAGTTTTTCAAAAGCAGTGACTACTATGCAGCACACTGCAACCATCAAGCAAACGAGTACGAAAACAATATTCATCTTTAAATTCCCCTAAAGTAGATCAACCTCCATGTCAATCTACCCACCACTATTAGATAAGTTAGACATCCATTTCAAACTATCTTCACAATGGTAATATATATGCAACCTTACGAGTTAATAACATTTGTCTGTTTAGCTGGAAAAACATAATGTCCATTTTCAACACTAGCCAATCCCTTATCAGCATCATATGGAGTTACTCCATTAGACGAAATAAATGTATAACCTTTAGCTGCCTGATCAACATTTGCGTTCTTGAACAAGTCGTTGCTATGATTAACAAAATTATTTCCAAATGTGAAGTAATGTTGGTTAGCATGAGCAAGAGAAGCGAAATTCTTAAAAGGATTATCCATAACATCTTTCTCATAAGGAGAAGTAAAGTTATAAAGGATAGAAAGCCTCTGCTCAAGAGGAACATTTGTTCCCATGTCTTTAAGACTTCCAGGAATGGTATGATAAAGCATTTCGTTAGATGCATGAAATTTAGTAGTGAATTGAATAGCTCTAGCCAATTGTGGGTATTCTTCAATAGTCTGGAGAAGCGTACGACGAGTAAATGTTACCTCAGGAAGAATATCGAGAGACATTTTCACTGCACCGTCAATTCCGTACTTCTTCTGATACAAATATTCAAAGTCAGAAAGTTCAGGAAGATAACCGCGATTAAGGTCAAATACCATCGGGAATCTTACACCTTCCATATTCGTCTTACTCTTAACGAAGCTTGCACGAGTAGAGAAACCACGAATATCATTTCCGTATACAGGATTCTTATCATCGTATTTTTCACCACTCTGAAGATCAAAGATATTGTAAGACTGGAAGATAAATTCTTTACCACCTTTTAGTTTTTCACCCATACCAAGGAATGGAAGATAACGAGTTTCTTTAGAGAACATATCGATTTTCATTTCCTTAGTCTTATGGTTAATGCAATACAAACCAATATTCGCTTTATCGAGGAATGGCTTAATCTTACGAACGAAGATTGTCCAAGCCTTTGCATCTTGTGCAGCTTCCATATTTGTACCGAGCTTATCAAGGTCTTTCATTTCCCCAGCCTTATCGTGCTCGATCAAATCTTCTACACCGTTAGGGTTAATAGCAGCTACAGAGTCTACACAAATGTATGTAGGCGCAAGGAACATTACTTCCTTACCATCAATATCACGAAGACCAGACGGCAAAAGATAGTCTTTCTTATATTTAAGTTTGACATCAGCAAGTTTCATAATGAGATTTGCCAAATCAACAAGAGAAATATCTTCGCCACTGTAACTACAACGAGTCTGATAATCGGCAGTTGACCAATGAGAAATATCGCAGAAACGATTCTTGTTAAGGTTCTTTTCTACGTCAAGATAAATCAATTCTGAATATCCATCACCAAAACGACGACGAATATAATCTACAGCAGATGTTGCAAGTCCAACCATAATAGTTGTCTTACCTGTTGCAGATTCACCAATAATGTTACAGAGTCTTGGGAATAATCCGCCATTTAATACCGGATATCCATGCATACCCATTTCGAGTTGTCCCGAATAGATATTGTAAGTTGTAAACTTTGTAGGAATTGCTGGAAAGATACTGAACATATCTTCCTGATTCTGTCCTGAAAGTTGACTGACTCTGTTTAAGAGTTTACTTCCCCCAATGAGATTAATCATTCTTGTGCTCCTTCATTCTCTTCAGCAAAGTTATCGCTGTTACTTAATATATCAATATTATTGTTTTTGTAAATTTCGTTTTCTAGAGAAATGATGTATAGCTTCAACAACTTATCTGTTGAATCTTCTGGATTGTTTGTAAACATTGCTGTAATGTCAACATTTGCCCTACGAATATAAAACATTATTTGTCTAGAGATATATGAGCTAAGCATAGAATCAGGATCATCATAAGCTCTCTTATCATATACCGAATAGAATTGATATTTAAGAGATGGAGACATTGTTGCAAGAATCTTCATCGTAAGAACTTGCATTTTCTTTTGAATAATATCAGGATCCTTTAATTCTCCAATCAACGTAGATGACTGATTTGGGTTTCCCATATGCTTTACTGCTATTTTAGAATTAAACCAAGAAATAAAATCAAATAACACTTCTCGTCTAATAAAGTAATTTACACTTGATAACGTAACGTCTACTTTAGGAACTATAGGTTCCTGTTGTTTCAGTTCAGACATCTTAAAATAAATAGCAACAAGAGCTGCTAAAAATAACAAATAAAAAACAATAGTAATTACTGTCATTATCATTTCTTATCTCCTGTGAAATCCTCAAGCTTAGCAAGTTTAGAATCTACTACCCATTTCTGGATATCTTCTGGTGAAGGAAGTTTAATAGGACTCTCAATCCTTGAAGGATTGTAATTCATGATCTGAGGAAGTTCAACATTTTTCTTTGATTCTTCAAGAGCAATCGCATCTTCATACTTCTTAACAGCAGACTCATTTAAGAATGCTTGATATTTAGTATAAAACTCTTTCCAATTACCTATAATAATTTTAGGATGAACTGGAAGGACTCCTGAATGTACCATCTTGTGTGCAGTAGGATTTAGCGGAGTGAGACCAACCATAAATTGATAATGAAGTCTATTAACTTCTTCGACAACTCTGAATGTCTCAAAATACCCATTATCATGCATCGATTTAGCAACTACTGCTTCTGTGATATCATACAATGTAAACGGAGCATGATGAAGTTCAATCGTAAGACCATTCTTCATGCTGTAATTTTCATAAAAAGCACAATGCTCTACGTTAAGATAAGTCTTGATAAACATAAAGAGACCTTTATATTCAAAAGAACCTCTTATATTAATCTCAAGCTTCTTAATAGCTTTCTCATTGTACTCATAGTATTTCATGTCAAATTGTGGATCAGGAATTTCTTCTAACCTAATAATTCCGTCTTTATCTGGATCAGCATAATTAGCTTCTCCAATATCTTTTTCAGACAGTTTCTTGATCCTATAATTTTTAAACTTTTCAGCCATAACAATATCCTACAAAAAAGAAAGACCTAAAGGAGACACGGCCAACACCAATGTGGTGGGAAGGGAAACATTAGCATTGGTTTATTTCTCCTTTAAGTCTATTTTAGAAAGAATGGAATTGAACCATAATGTATCAGATGATACAGAGCACCCTGGCTTTCTCACAGATTTAATATATAATAAAACTACGATCAATAATAAAAATGTGTCATTACAGTGTTTTCTAAAGTTTAAAAAAGAATCTGGGAGGTTAATCCTCCCAGATTTAAGCATTATTAAAAGTCTATTCCTTTTCTCAAAACTCTTTGATTGGAAGATCCTCTATGTGCCAACTCAACGTCTCTAAGTTCCTCTTTATAAGGACCGTCAACAAGAATATCTATTTTATCTAAAAAGAATCCAAGTTTTTTACGATCATAAGTCTTATAAAGATTTTCTAACGTAAAGCCTGTCCAAACAGCTATAATAATATCAGGAAATTCTTCTCTCACTGATGAAATTATCTGCATCACATTATCAAAGTTTTCAGAACAAAGAGGCTCTCCTCCAAGAACAGAAAAATCTCTCTGAACTCCATTAGCAACCAACTTGGTTTTAATATCAGAAATAATCCAATCAAGTTCAGCTTCATTTCCTCCATTAAAATCCCAAGTGTGTTGATTATGACAACCTTTACAATGGAATGGACAACCTTGCGTCCAGAAACTTACAGTTACACCATCAAAACCATCAAGAACGTCGTTTCCAAGAATTGCAGCATATTTCATATTACGACTCCTTCCAATTACACAATGTATCTGTGTGGTTTTCACGATGATCTGCTTCATCCTGCTTTCCTTTATTGAAAGCCTTACGATAATCTGCTGTAAGATAACCTGTTACACGTCGAAGCCTATCTATATCGTGAGTTTCTCCGCATTTAGGACACGGTTTTCCTTCAGGAATAACTCCCTGGTATCCACAAGCATTACAAGTATCACTGAAAACATTAATTGCATGATAAGGAATATCGTGTTCCATTGCATACACAACGTTTTGCTCAACAGCGCGTTCATTATTAACTGCTGTATCACCAAATTCTACATAAGTAATACAACCTGCTGATGAATATCCTGTAAGCTTAGATTCAATATCAACTTTATCAAATACAGAAACCTTATGATATACCGGAACATGTATGCTGTTTGTAAAGAAAGTTTTATCTTTGCCTTTATCTGGTCCTTCTGGATAAGTTGTAACGCCAGGGACTTTTCCAAATCTAGCTTTAAACTTAGTCATTGCTGTATACGAAAGGTTTTCAGCAGGAGTGTAATACACCCCAAAATTAAGCTTAAAAATATTCTTATATTCTTTACAACGTTTAGCATATAAACACTCGATTCTCTTGGCTAATTCCATACCCTCTTCAGTAGTATGATCTTTACCAATAAGAATAATAAGGGTTTCTGCCAAACCAAGCTGACCAATAGCAAGAGTACCATGTTTCATAGCAGACACGATTCCTTCTTCAGGAACATAACCTGCCATAATCTTATTGTCCCACATAAATGCAGCAGAAGACGGAGACTGTGAGCAGATATACTTGTAACGCTTAATTAATGAGTTTTTAGAATTCTCAATTTCACAATCAAGATATTCCATAAATCTATCAATTAAAGACATCGAATCCACTTCTGATTTATCAAGACGCTTCTTTTCAGAAAGTTCTTTATAAACATTTTCATTCAAATCCTTACATTCTTTTGCGAGTGTAGGAAGAATGATTGTTTCTGGAACGATGTTTCCGCGTCCATCTTTTTGAGCAGCAGACCAAAGATTGATATACGCTTCTTCGTTTTCTTCGCCAGAAATTGCCTTCTTAATATTAGCTTCGAATACTTCACCAAAATTAATATCGGCACCATTATACGTGCGACACCCCATAGTTCCCATTATTTCATCTGGGTAAGATTCCATAACTGGAACTATTGCGCCTTCGTCAGAAATAGAAAGACGAAGCATATCTTTTATATTTGTATGACGAGCCAAGAAATCTTTAAGTATCAGCTTATCTGTATCGCTAAGAGAATTAAGATATTTTGTCTTAACATCTCTATCATACTTGATAGCTGCTTTGTTTACGCTCCATTCTACATTTGCGTAATTAGGATACAATCTCTTAACAGTAGACTTAATAGCCAACTTAAAGAGATCATAGTTAGGAGTTCCTGGATAGCCATTGATTTCTTTAGAGAACTGGAAAATTCCACAAGGGAATACACTAGTTCTTCCAAACTTACCAACACCTTTAATACATCCTTCAAGCAATGCTTTAGTTACCATACGACCTTCTGGAAGCGTACAAGTACCATAATTGATCGAACTAAAGGGCAACTGATTCAAATTTGTTATCCTAGAGGCTTTTTATCCTCTAGCTCTCGTGATTTCTCACGACGTTCAGCGTACATATTCACCCTCGTTTAACGTTAGGTATTGTTGGTGGTCAATCCAACTCACAAAAGACTATATCTTTTGGTGTCGACACTCTTGGGAGAATTATATTTATTCATCTCCTACGCGTTACGGTGACTAATAGCCTTTCGCAATCTATTAGTTTACCTCGGTATTATCATGAGTCACTTGGCTTTTAGACTCCACCGAATTTGCCGAATTCTACACAACGTATTTCTACGCTGCTAGGCAATCTACTTTACCTGACCTGCTTTGAAGTGTATTGAGGTTATGGTACATTCCTTCAACAGCTTGCTTGAGCTCTTTTTTAGTAAGTTTTAAAGCCTTTTTTGCAATGTACCGTCTGATAAAGTTGTACCAATGGTCTCCCTTATAAATAGGATCGACGATACTAATCTTTTTAGCTTCGAATTTATCGAAACCTAATCTTGCCTTTATTTTCTCAACATTTATAAATGGCAAAATGTCAACAACGGTGAGATAGTGCTTATAGAAAGACATTCTCACATAAGGTATCATACTTACATCTAGATGAGTTGCGGAGACTCCCATTCCGCATCCTTTATATTTCTATAAAGCCTGACTATATCTTGTATCTTCCGATACCCTCGCGCTTCCACAATAGGAATTTCACCTATCATGTACTCTACTCGCTTCTTCACTAAGATATTTTTTCTTAGCTATGCTTTCGATAGTCGATACACTTGGCGGAAATGTGTTACCAAGCACGGTATTACCTTGTCTACTGCTTTCTCAGTAGATATAGGATCTCTTACCACCTTAATCTTTCAATTTAGTTGACCGTTAGCATGCAATTTTATAAGTGTTTGCACACACCCTATATTTATAGGTTCTCGAGGTTTTAATTCGGCAGAGATGTTTACCGAATTGCTGTAAGCTCTGTAATTGGAAAATAACTGCCAACAGCTGGAATGCAGTATTAATAGAACCTGCTGGACGAATATCTGTTTGTCTTGTACTGAATCCTTTTTCTAGAAGTGGATCTATTGGACAACTTATGCAATTGTGTTCGCCTAAGAAGAAGCTATCTAAATCGTGTTTATATCTACGATTCATATCAAGATCAACTATGTCAAGTTCATCCATCAAATCGTTTCTAGCAAGATATTTAAGCAAAGTTGATTCAGCTTCACCTTTACGTCCACCAAAAGAAAGCTCATCTAGATTTGCATTTTGATTTGCTTTCTTTTTTGGGTCAGGAGTAAGCTGCTTGTGAATATCTCGCATTACTTTAGCATCTTTAAGACGATTATATGTGCGTTTTTCGCGGAAGCTTTTATATTCTTCAGCAAGAGCAAAATGATTGAAGTACTTAAGTGAAAGTATTACTTCGTCTTGAATATCTTCAACTTCAGGCGGATTATCAACATTAAAAGTTCCATCTACTGGGTCTCCAAATAATTCATCTACCACATGCTCTGTTATTTTAGATATTTCGGCTTCTGATATTTTGTCATTTTCGTTTTTCATCGAGTCGTTTGCTTTAGCAATGGCATTTTTGATGAATGTACTATCAAACGGAACATAATCTCCGTCACGTTTCTTAACTGTCATATTTTCAGGGATAGACAGTTTTGATTTCTTTTTTGTAGCCATAGAAATCCTCTGTTTATTTTTCGTATTTGTCTGATTTAATAAAAATATCATTCATTTCGTAATTCTTAGATGTAACGACATCTACGAAATAAACATCATAATCTTCCTCAGGATCATAGTCGATATCCGAATGGAGAACGCATTTTACCTCTGCAACATGCTGTAACGGTTCAATGTCGAGCGTTGTCATAAGAAGATCGCCGACTTTGAGATCTTCTACATTCTTGTATTCTCCATTTCTCATCAATACCTTAGTACCAACAGTAAAGCAGCAGTCTACAATTCCTTTGAAAAAAGAAACAGTCACAAAACCTTTCTTAATCAATTCTTCGCATTTTTCTTTATGAGTAACAGAATCTAAAAATGCGAAATCATCAAGTAGATAACGACCAATGTTGATTACTGCGTCACTAGTATTGCTAGGCAACACGCTGTGTTTTGCAACATTATAAAAACGGCGGCTTGCCCCAACAACGTTTTTGTTAAAATTAAGATACTCTTCCTTTGATAAAACGATCATTTAAATTACTCCTATGTGTTTACATGACAATTGCTTTACCGCATATCGTCAATATATTCGTCCTTAAACCTTTTAAGTTCCAGGATTTCTTTTTTAAGTGTTTCAATCTCACTGTCCTTTGCGGCAAGTTGTTTGTTGAACTTATATCTCATATAGCGTTTAGCTGTATTATAATACCCGCATCTATAAAAAATATCTTCAACTAAGTTTTGAATAACGTCCATGTCAATATTCATACAATCCAATTCATGATTCTTGATTTTCTTTTCAAGTTCATGTATGACTTCGAACGTTATCCTAGAAGCAGTGTTTTTCTCTACACTGTATGGTTCATTAAATTCTTTCTCTTCTTGAATAGAGACGAGAATCACATGTTCAAGTTTCGCCAGATCAAAATCTTGGGTTTCACCGGATCTTTTTCTGACGCATTTTATCATTCCATACATACGCATCTCTCTATTTGACTATATAAAATACGTCCTCGAAAATGAGGTCATATCAATGTCAAAATTGAGAGATGTCGCTAAAATACCCTTAATGTGGCTTCAAACATATCTGGATTAGTGGTAAAATGAAGGTTAGAAAATTATCTGTTTTTACCAAAATATTTTTACTAGATTCTGGTAAATATTCGTCAGACATAACCTTTTCACCATCTATAATATAAATATATTTATTTCCGTCTAGAAGACTTGCCCACATTGACGGATCTTTCGCATCGATGTATTTCTTTCGAATATAATTAATTTTTCTATAAAGTTCAGCATCCGTGAGTGCATTAGAATTTTCAAGAAGCATAAGAAGTTGTTTAAATAATCTCATAAATATTGGATTACCGTCAACATACTCTTCATTAATGCCTTTAATTCTTATATTTCCACCCATACCATCATACAATATTTCAATTTCACGAACAAAGTTTAATCGTATATAACTTGTAAACTCGCCGTCTTTATTTCGAAAATTAATTACTCCATTTTCGAATTTAGTTTTTAACGGTTTCTTATTAACAAGTAACATAGAGTCAACTGTACTGCTCAAGAAATTAGATTCTTTGATATTATTTACCCTACAGAATTCGTTAAAGTATTTCAACTTGATTTCGCCAATCTTAGATGCAAGGGTTGGATCCTCTCGCATCATCTTTCCGATCTTAATATTACTATCAAGTTTCGGCATGGCCATTAGTTCTTTATAAAACTCTGGACCTTTGATAAAATACATACAACTTGGATGGCATCGTTGAATGTCGTATTCAGTTATCAATGTATTTACAGCATAACTGATTGCTGGATTGGTTTCAACAAGTTTCTTAAAAATTTTAGGCGGAGTTTGTTCCATAAACACTCCTACATCATCGGAAACATTGAATTCATATTTCCCATCATACTCGTTGTAAGAATTTCTGAGAGAGCCGATTGAAACTTTGGTAATAACGTTTGTAATTCGTCGTTATCACATTCTACTGATCTTTTGCGAACAGTTTTATCTGGATTTTTCTTGATGATATTAATTCTAACACCATCAGTTTTTATACAAATATCAAATTGAACTGCATTCTTATCAGCAATAGATTTAAAATCCGCTAGCTTCATCATGTTTAACATCATTAAGGCTTGCTGATCATATTGTGCATTAAGATTAGGTTCAATCGAATATGATTTCTTCATAACCATTTACCTCCGATCATACCATAAAATATATAATTTATAGTGCGATTTAAGAGTTTTCTCTAAAGTTTCGTTTATCCTTCGACGTTTCGTGAGATAAATCGACTAATAATATTCCCATAATTTCTCCCTTTCATTAAGCAAAATTAATGGCTCATAAAACATGTCTCAAAAGAAATGGAAAAGAAAAAATAACCCTACTTATCCTTTCGGACTTTCGGGTTTAAAAGACTTTTAACGTGTAAGACGATCCAAAACGTTTTCAAACGTTCCGAAATTTCTGTAGCGATACTTGTTCTGTGACAAGATCAACGCTACTTTAATCGTTGACATTTCTTCAACGTCAGTTTCATTGATAGTCTTCTTAACAGGCAAATTTATTGTAATTGTCTGTCCTTCAGTATGACCCTTTAATAGTTCTACTGGAAGATATGGAGATACTGGTCTCCATCCTTTCAATTCAGGATATCCATCAATGCAATGGTCTACCCAGTTGCTGTTGTCGCTTCCACTTGTGCAGTACCATACCTGCACATATTGATTGTCTTCGACGCGAACACTCGTTACGTGATCCGCATTTGCTTGAAGGAGTTCTTCCATCTTGTGCCAGAACGAAAGATTTCTAGTTTCGTCTGAATAAGAGATTGCTGGATTTGGAATGATAAATACATTCCCACGAATAATTTCGTTAGTCTTCATGATTCTTTTTAGTAGAATCTTAACTATTGTACTTTTATCAGAGTCTTTATTCATACGAACAAATCTAGCTGAAGTATTATAGCATTAATTCTACTTTCCTCACTATTATAATATAAACACCAAACTATAGATTAAAGAAAAAGACTCCTCCCATAATTGGGAGGAGTTTATGTTTTATTTATCCTTTAACAAGAAATAATATCTCAATACATTTTCGTGGTACAGTTTATCTACATCGCCATCTCTATAAGAAGACTCCATACGAGGGAATCTAATAGTATTCTGGTGTACCCAAAGATATGGTTCAAACAAACCATTAACAAGAACCAAGTCTCCAATATTAAGACTAGAGAACGTGATCTCGCCTTTCTTAGGAAAGTCAACCGCACAAGCGTTTGAATTGCGCAAATACAACTCTTTTGAACTATCTTCTGCTGAGAAGTTAACCAAAGAATATGTTCGTTCCAATACCATGCTTCTAAGCAAGTATAATGGATTTACGTTTTCATAATACTCGAGATTATCGTCTATTTCTTGAACTAATTGATCAAGAAGAGTGTTACATTCAAACTCGATATTCTTGAGAATAATTGTTTTAGGATTGTCAGGATCAACGATGTATTCATCTGGAGACAATACTTTACCATTACATATGATGATGTGGGCATCGACGTTTACATCAACAGGGAATGTCAATGTTTTAAGAGGACGAATTACTTCAAAGTTGTATGCAATCGGAGTAGTAGTTGAAGTAGCAGGTTTATAAAAACTAGATACCTTAACGCCTTTCCAACCAAACAATCTAAGATTTATATCGTAACGATATTCATCGTTCTCTTCGTGAGTAATAACTGATCCATAGTTTCCAGGTTCAACAGTTGCACCAAGTTTCTGATTAACTGATTTACTTCCGATCATAGTCATAGCATTTTCAAGATACATCAAATTTTCATAAGTCGCATCTCTAGTAGATGGAACGAATGCTCCATTCAACCACACTAAGAACTGATCTTTAGTGTATCCTTCAGGAAGAGTAACTTTAAGATCATCATACATAAATCTTTGTTTCCAAGGAATAGTTGGATCTCTCATAGAACATGGTTCATAAGAAACGGTTCCTGTTGATCTATAATATACTGCATATACTTCAAGAATAGAACCTGAAGTAAGCTGTTTATTATTCGATGAAGTTATAGCACTTCCGTCTTTAATCCAAGACCAATGGTCAAATTCAAATCCGCTGAGTGCAGGAGGCAATTCTCCATTCAAGAACATAAGAGCATCAGTGTTTCTATCCACAGACAGCTCAACTTTCTTCGAAATAACATTGATTGATTTTACAGTATCAAGTTCTATGCTTGTACATGTATCAGCATAAACATCTGCCCCATCTGCCGCATCAATATAGAAAATGTATCCATTGTCGTCTACATATTCACATTTAGGCAAAATAGACGGATCAATCTTTAGACG